CCATCCCCGAAACGACACGCTCAATTTCCGGCGACGTGTACTGATCTAAAACAATGGGTTGCAGCATGTCCAAGACCGCGTCCACCTCGGCAGGAGACATCTTGCGAATAGCGCCCTTGTCCGTGTAAGCCTTTTCAGCTTCAGCCTCTTCGACCTCTTCAGCCTCTTCGATTCCGTATTCCTCGACGCCTGGCATCGGCTCACCAACGGAACCCGGAGAAATGGGAATGAAATTTATACCGGTGGAGACGGGCAGCGTGTCGCCCTGTGGCAACGGACCAAGACCCGCCATGTCTCGCACCTCGTTGACGGTGAAAGCATACGGGCTAGCCTTGACGATGCTCAACTGAAATTCTTTATCCTCGGGGACCGGGTTTTCATATTCTAAAATCAAGTCGCTGCCGAAGTCGGGAACAAGTTTTTCCTGTAGTTCAGTTCTCCAAAACTCAAGACGTGGCACGACGGTCCACCGAGAATACAAATAATCCGCGCTCTCGATTGTGGCGCGGTTGCTGTTCTCGGTGATGCCCAAAAGTTCCGCTGGAATTCCGAATGTGTGAATCACTATGTCCCGCTCGTAGCGTCGGAGTTCTATTAACTGTTGATCGGAAAACGTCTGAGAAAGTTGCTCGACTTCGAGTTCCCCGGAATGCCAGTGCGACGTGAACGCACGAAAAGCTCCCCGGTGCGCGTCGTCCCATTGTTGCTTCGCCCCTCGGAGTTGCGACTCGCTCGCACCCTTCACGCCGACCAATAGCTCAGGGGTTGCCCGATTATAAAACCAACTCTTGACGTGCTTGGCTGTGTATTCGTCGGTATCAAGTTCGTCCCCGAGAGTTAAACCGACGCCGGTTCCTCGACCGTATGGGTTACACGGATCGCTGTTGCGAAGCCATAACATATCCTTCTCATCGACTTCCATCTGAAGAGAGCCATATGCAACACGGAAAAAATTCTCTCCGTCGCTCGGCGTATTCTGGACCCACGTCGGCGGGATGGGCCAAAGCTCAACGGGTAGACCTTGATTATTTCTCTCGATTATGATGAAGCTTTCACCGGTCAATTCGAGGTGAATCTGCGCCGTTTGCCGCATGGTACGCCCAGTCATAACCGGGTTGGGTCTATCCATCAGCAGCGAGAAGGACGGAACGTATATTTCTTCTAGCTGTTGTGCCTTGGTTCTCATGCCGTTGTGTGTCCGTTGTACCCGATCTTCTCCGATCCCCAGGGACCAGTGAACTGAGGACGTCGACCAAGCAATGCGATCCACGACGGCGCGCAGCCACGGCAACTCTTTGTATGCTATTAAAATTTCCTTAGTGCCGCGACGTGGAGCGTTTCCCGTCGACATGATGCGCGTCAACAGTCCGCCGTCGCCACCGCCATAGGCAGATGATAAAGCAGCTTTCTGCCTTATCGCATCTACCGACGTCCTCGTAAACGGTCTCTTTACTGCGTCCCAAAATTTCATAACGTCATCCTAACTGAAAAATTTTATTTTACAAACCCTATACAAGAATAAAGCTAGAAAACGTCTCCTCACCCGCGAGGGCATAGGCTACTGCATCCGCCTCGTCTGGGCTTTGCATCCCCCTTGTACGCATCTCGTCTTTGCCTTCTATGCGGATCTGACCCTTAGAATTTAGACGCCAGCGAATCGACGTGAGTTGATGAAATAAATTATTATCTATGGGGAGGCAGATCGGGTTTTCATTTTTGGGATCTAATTTTTCTCTAAGGGTCCAATACCATTCGGCACGAGAGTTGAAAAATCGGTCAGAAATTCTAGCGCGGGTGCCCCCCCGCAGCCCGCGCACCACGGGACTCCCCGACCCCCAACCCCCCGAAAACGCTGGGGAATCAGGGGATCCCGACGTCATGCCCCCCTTTTTGCCCTGGTTTCCCTCGACAAGTAGGGGCATATCTCGCCCTGAAAGCACCTCGACAAGTCGATCAAAAACACCCGCACCCAGCCCGTCAGCGTCGACGTTTACCGACGTCACCGGGTTGTTTCTTGCCATGTTCACGACGTCACCAACGGTGGTCATGGTGTCTTGTTTTGGTAGCTTGATTATCTTTTTTACCCCTAGCCTTTCGACGTATTCGACGACGACAGTTGAATCACTTCCGAGCCTGGCGACGTCGACACCGAGGTGGATCGATCGATCCGTAAAGGATCCGTTCTCCATGTTTTTCATGTAGCGATCGTTCGCCTGCTCAACCCACGCCGCAGGAACCACCACAGCGTCGTGTGTCGAGGGGAACTCACCAAGAACACGCGATTGAAAGATCGGCGAATCCTCACCCCACTCTTTTCTTTTTTCGTCAACCCACGATGACGAGCATAGACCCGGCACCACGTCGACGCCTTGCCTAACGTTCGGTGTGTCATACGCGGAGATGTGCACCTTGCCGACGTCGGCATCCTTGAACATGTCGCAGAAAGGTCCAAAGGGTTCAACCGGGTTGCCGATGCAAAGCAAGCGATCGTTGTCTGAGACCATGACACCCTGAACAACTTTCCAGATATCGCTATGCACACCGGGTGCCTCGTCAAATATCACCAGCGTGCCGCCCTTGCTATGCCACCCTTGGAAGTTCACCGGGTCGTCGGTGCTGAATCCAATCAACATCCAATCGTCGGCAACGGTTAGCTTAGGCGCTTTGGGTAGCATGTTACCACCTAGCTTGACCCTTGCGTTGCTGTAAGCTACCCGGATCTCCTTCCATAGCAACTCGACCACCTGCCGATTCGACGGCGCTGTGGTTAACACGGTTGAGAACGGACGCGTGAACAGCCACCACAAAGCGATCCGCGCTGCAAGATATGTCTTGCCGGAACCGTGACACGATCGCACTGCTACTTTTTTGTGTGTGGTCATCATGTCAGCGACAAGGGATTGTTTAGCCCACAACTCAGAACCAAGGAACCGCTCGATAAAAAGAACGGGGTTGCGCTGGAGGATCTCCAACTCGGCAGCATCGGGCACCGACGTGGGTTCCTGAAGAACACTATCAACCATAACAGCCATCAACTTTCTTGTCGACGTCGATCAAGCAACGGGTAACTTACGAGGAAACATAATGTCACTTCTTGATGTTACATTATGTAATAACAGGGGCGTTTTTTTTCCCTAAAACCTCACCCGGTTTCGACGTTAACAGTTTAGAACAAGATCAAATAAAGGGAAACAAACTATCAAACATGACCCCCCTTGACGAGGTTTTATAAATCTGTACCATGGCTTTTCCGCTGCGCGAAAAACGCGTGGCTTTTTTTTTGTGTCAAAGAAGGGAACAATCACAACCACCACAACATCGAACCCCAAGGTGAATCGTTTGGCTCTCTAACTTTCATTCTCTTCTATTGTTCCCGGTTTAAGTATAACTATGTCTTTTTCCTGACGTCGATCCTGCTCCACTTTCGCGAAAGTTTCCTTGATGGCGTCGGACCATGAGAGCTTGACTTCAAGACGTCCACCATCAGCACCAACCATTTCAACTTGTCGCCGTCCCCATTTTTCGGGGTGACGTCGCTCCAAGCACCACGCTGCCGCTTGCCACTCTGGACGGGAGAACTTCTCAGAGGTGGTAGTCGTGCCGTCGGGATTATCCACGACGCTGCGAGCAACAACATGACTACCCTTAGCCGACCGGGTAACAACGCCCAAGAGACCTAGCTCAGCTTCGGCGGTTGCTTTTTTTACAGAGTCAGCAAAGGTCGCAAAGGCTTGTTCCTGCTCCTTCAGTACCACGTCGATCTCATCCCTCTCTCGACGTCGTTTCAACTCCATTGCATACGGCTTGCGTCTACTTTGATCCTCTTCAATTTCCTTTTCATGCTGCCTCACTTCTTCGAACTTTCGACGTCGATCGATCTCCGCCGCTCCACGTTTCATCCACTGGTAGAACGTCTCCTTCGAGATGCCGACATATGAGACCGCTGTCTCGATATACCCGCCGATCCGTATGGCATCACAGATCGCCTTCTGCACTTCTGGCGTCAGCTTCGACGTCCTGCCCGCTACCTTTTTCCTTCTAAGCATACTACCTCCCGTCGACGTCGGTTGTCTTCCGTCTCTTTGTTTCCCTGAACCCGAGAGCACCCCTAAGAAATAACTCAAAGGC